TTCGACCTGTGCATCAGTAGCCGCGGTTGTTGTTTCCTCCATGATGGAGTCCTCCTCGGTGAGCGTTTCGTCTAAGACTCTCTGAACTTCAGATTCATCGGCTGATTTCATAACCAACCAACCTTCGTGTAAATGTGCAGGATGGTCTACTCCAGATGTTTCCTCAATGACTAAATTTGCCATTTTGCGGGTACGAGCCAACATTCACTCCTAACGAAAAGTGCCTACCTAATCCAGTATGGACTGGAAGATAAACACGGGTCTTGACAAGCATAAGAATAACACAGGTGTAATTTCACCCTTTTTAAGAAGAAATCAAAATCCTCAAATTAACCAAGGCGGCTATCAAATCTTCATAAGCCATCATTGAAAACGGGTTCTCGCTTTGCCAAAAACGGGCAACTCGGAAGTGGTAATCGCCCTCACCCATCTCGCTCCAGACAAAAAAGACCTGAGAATCATTAGGTAACTTGGCAACGATTCCAGCAAATCTTGGCGCTGTAGTTACCCGATTTACCTCTAAACCCAAGCCTTGCAAGATATTGGTAGTCTCATCAATAATGGTCATTTAATTGTTAAATCTCTGGCTAGGGGTGATTCGGGATGGGCGCATGATGTCCATGTCATCCATCCAGCGTGGGTCATCGGCATCCAATTCTTCGTATTCTTCTTCCGAATCCTCATTGTGACTATGCAGTTTTGGGATTGGGTCTTTGTAATTCTTTGGCTCGGACTCATCTTCACCCTCTGAGTCATCTGGGTTGTACTTGCCATTCGCCCATGCCCCGTGGGAACTCTGGTCGTGGCTACCGTGCTTTGCTACTTCAGAGTTTTTTTTTAGAGTGGACATCTTATGTCCTACTTTTGTTTCAGTTGGCTTTCCGTCACGATACAACTGAATGAGAACTGCTGGGTCATCTTCTGTGCCAGCGATACTAAAACTTGAATCAGGAACATTTATCTTCCCGCTTGATACAACTCGGACTACTTTGCCTTGAGCCTTGCCACCTGATGAATTCCAAGAAACCATGTCTCCGCTTTTAACTGATTTTGCTTTCTCGAAATCAACTGCGTAAGCGCTAAGATTAACTGGCTTGCTATCTCCATCATTGACAATAATGCCCATTATTTTTCCTTTGGCTTCTTCTTCTTTGGATTCATAATTGTATCAACATGGACATCATTGACTCCTGGACCATCTTCTTTTTCTACTTCTTCCATATCAACATAAAGGCGCTCAGCCTTACCGCCGATTGAATAGCCAAGAATCTTTCCAGTCTTAACCAAATCCCAAGCCCAAGGCTCCCAGATAACGCCGAGAAATACTGTGTTTGGTGGGTATGTGTGGTTTACATCAATCCCACTCATGGTCTTAATCGGAACTGTTAGTTCGTATGGGAACGCCATAACTTCTACCCATTCTCCAGCAACCACATCGCGGTTATGCTGTAGACGGATACGGCGGTCATTGCTCTTTACATAATCCCAAACTGCTCGTTGCAACTCATCGGAATCTGTCCATTCACCATGGGCATCAATACGGTCTGGGATGTACATAGCCCCAAGCGTGTATCGTTTTTCTCCCTCAGATTTAGAAACTTCGTACTTTCCGATGTTTTTAACTACCTCGACAATAAAGGCATCTGGAAATATCTTCGATGCAATCTCTGGAGTTACTTCTTGGTAATCCATTGACCCATCTACGAGAGCCTTAACCAAGCGGTCAGTCGGCTCCCACTCCCCATGCCATTCCATCTCAAACTTAGCATCTGGGGCATCTAGCCCTAGACGGAAAAGCGTGAGCGGATTGCCTTGTAGGTCTACTTTTATGAAATAACGCATACGGCTATACCCCTCTCTAGGTTCCAAAGCATTTTACCAACTGGGGTTGATTTTATCAAGCCAGCCTGTCGAGCGGTCTCATATTGCTGAACTACGAGGGTTCCCATGCCTAGGAGAACTTCATACTTGGTTGGTCTTGGGATGGACTTGGCAATATCAACCATTTTTGTCCAATAACCTTGACGGGCTGTTTCATTAGTCTCAACTCGATACTGCTCATAGATTGGATGAAGTTCGCTTTCCTTCACCCTGAGAGAACGAGGTGTGTGCAACTGGATTTCAACTGTAATGCCGTCTTTTGTAGCCTTGATATTGGCTCCATCGTAAGGGTCGCCAGATTGCCAGAAATTCTTTGTGCGTAACTTAAATCCAGCGGATTCCAGAGCGGCAATTGTTCTCTCCGCTCCGCTTGTATACTCATCGTCTGGCATGGTCATTGTGTATCGGATTGCATCAGAGATATTCTCTGCCGCCTTCTTATGGTCGCCACCAAAATCTTTTGTGGCATCTAACTCAATCTTACGAGCCAAAGAATCTGTAGTCTTAACTCGGAATTGAAGTCCTACAAGTTCTCCGCCTGACATCCTCGCAAGGTCTTGCATCATTCCCGTAATTGATGGCTCGACTTCTAAAACACGATTGCGAAGTGCGGTTGCCGCGCCTACTGCCTGTGCGTTTTTGTCACTTGATGGTTTTGTATCTTTAATCAAAGGCAAGGATTTGTCACTTGCTCCAGCCCATGAACCGTGAGCGTTTTGGTCATGCTGTCCTTCAAGATGCTTCCAGATGACTTTAGATTTCTTTGCTGGAGCATCTATAGCCTGTCCTTCAAATCCATTGGCTGTAGACCATTCAAGAGAAATATCTAATGCTTCTTGTGCTGTGACAGATAAGCGATAAACAGGTATCTTCGTTCCCGGATTATCAAAAGCGAAAGCAACTGAAGCGCCCCATGTATGGTGACCGTCAATTACAAAGCCATCGCTAGAAACTAAGATTCTTTCCTTGTCTGGGATTCCGCCTTCTTCGCGGAATTTGTTATAGATGGCTCCAGAGCGAGATGCAGAAATTTCTTTCTGAACTGGCTTCAAAGTTGTTGGGTCTACTTCTTCAGCCGTTGATGTAATGCCCTCAGACTTTTCAATTTCGGCAAGGAAGCGACCTCGTTCTTTTCCGGGAATCTGTGGCATATCTTTACGAGCAATTCCCATACCCTCATCGCCGTATAACAATGTTCCTTCAACACTCAACTCAGTAAGGTCTGGGTGGTCATCTCGTTTCGCCGCCGCCATGAGGAAGGCTGAGACATTTTCTTTCTCAACTGTTGGATGACCGCCATCCAAAATTGCTTGAGCAATTCCATCAGCCCAAGAACCGTGGGTTTTCTGGTCGTGCATACCTTGATTATGTTTTTCAATTTTCTTTTCATTTTCAGCAACTAGCGACTCAGCCCAAGCGAATCCTGCATCTCCGCCCCAAGCATCCCAAGCAACTCGACCTGCACTTGGAAAGCCCTTCTCTCCTTGGCTAAATCCAACTGCATCCTTATCAACTTCATGGCGTGAGAAGAAAGACTTCATGCGCTTGAGTGTTGCCATGCTTACCTGCTCACCTGAAGCCAATTGGTTAGCGCGAGCGCGACCAACTCCTGTGAAGCCACTTCCCGCTTTACCGTCAGCAATCCATTCAAGCGCCCTGCGAGCCGCGCTACGAACTGCCTTTGGTGGAGTGAATGTTTCAGCCTTTTTGAACTGGTGCATCTGTGCTAAGCGCTTCTCAGCCTCAGCCTTTGAATCGTATGTGCCAAAAGGTCGCTTGCCTTCTTCATCGTAAACTGTCCATTTTCCGTTTTCACGGCGAATCATCTTGTTTACTTCTTCAACTTCTTCAAGGCGCATTTCGTACCCAGTAGTAGTTAAGAAAAGTTGGACATTGGCAACTGATGAGCCTGTTGATTTAATAACTTCTTCCACCAACTCGGGCGGTAATGAGCCTTTGAGGGATTCTAGGTTTGCTCCCTTGAGAGTATCTACGAGAATCTCGAACTCATCCCATACATCATCTGCTGGAGCCTCTAGCCCACGGCGCAACATCTCGTTGATTGCTAGGTGGTGGACTTCTAAGACCTCTGGGGTTGCCTCGGACTTATGAAGGCGCTCATGTAAAGCGCGTAGTTTATCCGCGCTAAGTTCTACGAGTTTCGGTGCAATATCCGCCATGTGTACATAGTAGCGGATGTAATTACAACTGTTATTTAGTTTCCTGAACTGTAGTTAGATTATCTTTAATCAAGGCATCAAGGACAGCAATCTCTTGCTCTCCAGCCTCGCCATCAATAGCGCCGGGCATGGAGGCATAGACCTTCTGTATCGCCTTAAGTCGCTCTTGTCTGTCCATGCTATGAGTTTACCCTAGGTGCGGGTTTTTCTCTAGCGGTTCCGTCAAAAACCATCCCGTCTCCGTCACGGTCAATTGGACCGTCATTTAGGGAGCGACCTTCAGCAGTCAGAATCTTTTTATACTTCAAGTTTAGGTTTTGCAAGAGTGTCTTACCTGCCCACGCATAGGCAGTAACTTCTTCGCCCATGGCATTTGTTGTCTTGTAGGAAGTTCTTGTGGCGTAGCCAACCATGGCAAAATCATTTGGGAGAGGAAAATCTTCATCGGTGGTCATTGGGCGAACTCCAGTAAATTGAACACCGTCAGAATCGGTTTGAAATCCCGTGGTTGCTCTAAACATGAGTCTATCGAACTCAATCCGTTCTGGAGAGTCATTTTGGAAATAACCCCCACCTGATGATGCTTCTACATTCATGGCGCTTGCAAGTTGATTCAAATTGCTTTCTATGTAACGCTCATTAAAGTCATATCCTGCTCGCGCCCAATGGCGAGCGCCATCCCAGCCAGTTCCCACGATAACGCTGGCAAAACCTGCCGCTGTGTACCAATCCTCTTGGCGTTGGATAAACTCTTTACCAAAACCTGTTCCTTGGTATTCATCCTCCATGCGGAAAAGGTCATGCTCTACATTCCAATTTCCGTTCTCATCTTTCCAAAATGTTCTTTCAAACTCTCCTGCATACAATCCATCAAATTGAACTGTTCCAGTAAGTTTGATTGCATTTTGTGAGCCATCGTAAGGGTGGTCGCCAATCTCAACTGAGCCAACCATGGCTGACATAGTTCCAGATTCGCCGTTTGGACCTTTTACTTCGTAATCGTATGTATAGACATCATCGAAGAAAGCATGGGCTTGACCGAGCAATTCTTCTGTATCTCCGAGACCTCGGGATGCCGCGTATTCCGCTTGAAGGTCGTCTGAGTTTTCCTCAATAAATCCTCTAATCATGTCACGCTGGACAATTTCGTAGATTCCGTTTTTGTCTTGTTCTGTGTATCCGTCAGGAAATAGTCTGGCAAGTTCTTCTTCTACTTTGGCATCAATATCTTCGGTTGCCGCTTGGTACATATCTTGGTCATTCTCAACAATTAAACGGAACTCATCCATGCTTGGATTAGCAATGCTCACGCTTTCAAGAATTTCATCTAAATCCGCAAGGGCTGGACCCATCGAACTCATCTCTGCAATACGGGCTTCTTCCTCTGCTGTGTAGCCTTGATTTGCCCAATTTCCGTGGGTTTTCTGGTCGTGTTCTCCGTGTTTGAGAATTGGGATTAAACCCGCTTGGAACTTAATTACCCTATAGCGCTTTTCAAATGTCTTTGGAACTTCCCAGAATTCTTTAGGTAGAAGTGCTACTTTCTGCTCAGCAAATCCCTTACCGCGTGTGTTGTACCAAGAGTTTTGACCACGGGTTTCTGTGGTTAGCGCTCCGCGAGCGGTCTCTGTAAACATCTGTGAGTGGTGAACCCAAGCGGATTCTTCTCCGTCTTGACCGAATCCTCGACCTGTTGCGGCGTGTCCAAAGAAATCGTGAACTGCTCTAAACTTGTCATTTTGCTCATCTGTGAAGAATGGGTGAGAGCCAGTAGAGGCTGTTCTTAAAACCTTTAGGGTGCCTTTACTTACATCGGCAAACATCTCTCGGGAAGTTTTGTATGGGTCATCATCTACGAACTCGACCTTGATGCCAATGGTCTTAGTCATGTATTCGAATTGCGCTTCTACCTCTGTAGCAAGGGCTGTGTAGGCTGGGAAGGCTTCTTCCTCAACCGTAGGCAACTCATCATAAGCATCGGCAATGCGTTCTGCTCTTGCTCGGTTAGCAACTGTCTTTTGATAGTCAATGGAATCATCTTGCTCAATCCCTGCTTTGAAGGCGTACTCTTTCGCGCCATCTCTTGCTGACTTAACTGAATCTTCACCAAAGCGACCAGATGCCCAAGAACCATGTGTGGCTTGGTCATGCTGACCCTCAAGGTGTTTTTCTACGCCTTGGTATCTTCCGAGGCAGACATGGGGCGATTCTTCTCGATTGCGTTGAGAATCTCCTCCGCGAAGGCTCGCTTCTGCTCTGGAGTCATTTGATTGACGGGGATTGGAACTTCCATCATCAACGGCTTTTCTTGTTCGGTCATCTTCCTCATCTTTCATGTAGATATATTCGTCATTTTCAATATCGTAAACAGATAGTTGGTCATTTTCGAACCCAGCGCAAACTGCTTCACCTCTGGTGTCGTAACGGCGTGAGACATCAAGGTACACGGTTCCTTGGTCTTTTACAACCCATATACCAAAATAGGCTCCGCGCTCGCTGAGTGCATCCGCGTTCTTCTCGATGTAATCCAAAAGAATCTTTCGGCTACCGTCACGGCTTGAAAAGAAATCATCGTAAGAGACTGTTTGCTCAGCGCCAGCGTTGGAAGCCATGTACCCGCTAGTAGGTTCTGTACGGCTAGAAATATCTAGGCTGAATCCAGTCACGCCCTTTTTGCCTAGGCGGTCAATAATTCCAGTAGCGATTGTGGCACCCGTAGCCCAAGAGCCATGAGTTTTCTGGTCATGTTCGCCATGCTTAAGAACTTCTTCGGCTACTTCCCAGTAACCACGGGCAATAATTGATTGAACTGGTGCCGTTCCAAATTGGCGACCATCGGGGCGCAATACATAGCCATACATCAGTTCGTCTTTTGTATGCTCATAAATCAATTTTGAGCCATCGGCTTGCGTGTATAAAACTTGCATTATGAACCTGCTCTCGGACTCACGGGAATATCAATCCCTCTTGCTTCAAGCATCGCTTCTATGGCATTGACCTTATCGGCTGGAGCATAGATACGCGAAATATCAGAAACCTTAACCCCGCCATGAATCTGTGCTTCAACATATCGGGCAATAGGAAGTCCTCCAGTATGGTCAGGAGCGCCTTGCTTGTAAATTCCTATATGCTTCAAATTAGGGGTCGGATTAGTAAGGTTATCTGCCAACATACCCGCCCGTAGGGAATCGCCAATAGTCACAGTTGTACGACTGCGTATTTCTGGTTTAAGAGTAAACCGTATTTCTCCATACTGTTCCGCCTCAAAATTATTGATACTTAAAATGCTATCCCAGCGAGCGTTTCTTTCTGCTTGCATTGTTTCAATCCAAGTGGCTCCGCTGGCTTTTGCTCCTTCACGAACCGCTTTAATTCCCTCATAACCCGCATCTGGTAATTCATTTACTGTTACATAACCGTAGGCTGGTCTCTCGGCTAATTTTGTTCCAGCGGGAACTGCTGTAGCCCAACCCTCGCCAGTCTTACGAGCGTTAGTATCTAGCGTTCCATTGGATGTCCGTGTTTCGAACTGGTTCTTATATCTACCGTCATCCAAAATAGACTCAAATACGGATTCAGTCGCCGCCATCGTAACTTGACCATTTTTAAGCGCATCAGAAACTTTTTCTTCTGCAACTTTCATGCCTTGTTCGACTGAAGCGTAATCCGATTTTGATTCTTCGTGCCATTTATCGGTTGGGTCGTTTATGGCTTGCAAACGCCTTGCTTGACCTTCTTTCCAAGTGGCTTCTTCCTCATCTAATCTAATAGCCCAAGCAACTCGACCTATATCAATTTCTGCCTGAAGCAAGGCTGTATTTTTTCCCATGCCAGCATCTTGATAGCGCTTTCCAAGTTTTCTATACAACTTATCCCATTGTTCTTCGGTTTCCCAACCGCGCCGAATAACAACATTTTTGATGTTTACATCTGAACCCATGATTTCTTGGAACAGAGCCATACTATCTTGGATTTCTTTTTCGGTACTGCGTGACAGATAGCCTTCTCCCCCACCTGTAGCCCAAGAGCCGTGGTCTTTCTGGTCGTGACCGCCAGGAAGATGCTTAGTGACAGGATTGATTACTTCAATTCCTTCTAGGGATGTCGTTTTGAATTTATTCATCATCCACCCTTTCGAATACAGCAATCTCGGCTTCTGTGCCTACATCTCTTTTATAGCCTATGAATTTTAGTGGCGTACTTCTCGGTAGCAAAACTTCCCGCTCTAGGGATGAATTAGGTATTCCTGTAGCAAAATCTTGTACTGCGTTCTTAAACGAGTCTATCGCTAATCCTTTGCCCGTACCGCTTTTATTGGGCAGGATTATGGCGACTATATCTTGGCTATCTGCGATTAAACCCAAAGAACCTCTAACATCTGAGAAATTCTCATCCGTTAAATCAACTCTGGTGGTAGAAAGAAAGCCTCTGTCTGTAATTATGGCTCCTTCTTCTAACCCGTCTAAAACACTTCTCTCGTAAACACGGTAAAGATTTTTGTCGCCTAGGCTAACTGGAGCCTCTGCAATCACCTTATCGAGCAAGGCAATTGTGTCTTTGGTTGAAGAAACTCCGTCAGAGGTACCTCGTAAATAACCGTTTATCTGCCTAAAACCGTCACCGCTGTACTTATTCACGGCTTCGATTTCTTCAAGCGTTACACCTACAGGCTCTTTTACTCCTGTAGCAGTAACTCCATATCGGTCAAAGTATTCATTTTGTAAATCTTCGCCCTCTGCATCCTCATCAAAGTTTTTATCAGCCCAATTACCGTGGCTGGACTGGTCATGCTCGCCATGTTTCGATACAACAGAAGCCTGAGCAAACCAAGATTCGAAATCTTCAACTTCCATAAATGTACGGGTTTCTTTAGTCATTTGCTGAAACCTCCACATCTATAACAGTAAATCCATCGCTCTTGCTTTTATTGGTGACGGTCATTTGAGTATTTCTCTGGACAACTATCTCACCAAATCCAACATCCACCGCATTGAGACCCGCTTTGACCGTCATTCTAAACAGGACATTTTCCCCAGATGCCCCACCTTCTCGGCGTGAATCTGCGTACCCTCTCGCGGTTATCTGGCTTTCATCGGTTGATTGGAACCCTTTATCAACAAAACTTGTGCCTACCTTTAGACTATCAACCATTTCTTTAGGCAAGATAGCCCCTCGATAAACGCCAATATCGTTTTTTAGAACTGCGTATTGGACTAATTTATCTGCATCTTTTACCCGTTGGGTCAGCCCACCGCCTTCGCGGAGTTGTCTATTCATCTTCAAAGTAGGGGTATCTGCAACCACATACTTATCGCGCAATCTGTTGAATTCTTCATCTTCAGGTTTTTTGTCAAAGTTATCGTCATAGAATTTCTGACGAAGCGCTTGCCATTCTGCGCTAATTTTGTCGCGCTTATCTGCGAGTTTTTTGTACTCTGGGTCGTTGTTTTTATCTTGGTAGGACTCATAGTTTTTCTTTTTATCTAAAGCCCTCATCTGAGCATAAACCTGCTCTCTCTCCTTATCGAGAGCATCAAGTTCTGCTTCTGGGTATGCACTTCTTCCAGCCCAGTTTCCGTGGGAACTCTGGTCGTGTTCTTGGTGCTTGAGAACATCACCTTCGTAGGGTGCAGGAATAAACATTGGGTCTATAGGAGGCTCAACGATTGTGTATTCAAAATCTTTATCCAAGAGGAACACCCGCCTCTCTATAAGCCTTTTCAAGACCAGCGGCATACTCTGGACTGATTACCTTGCTTGCCATATAAATATGATTTTTTGCGAACTCTACTCCGTGACCTTCGTAACGGCTAGTTGCGCTTATCGCTGTAGCGTAATGAGCAAGTTCGTGAAGAATTACTGGCTCTGCTTTTGAATAACCTTTATCCATAGCCAAAGCGCTATATCCAACTCCGCCTTTTGTTCCGATTGAATACTGACCAGCGGCGCCCATAGCACGGAGGGATACCTTGGGAGTGCCAATTACACCGCCATCGCCAAATGCTTCTATAAACCAATCAGCAGAAGTCACGGCATCAACATAGGCTTGAACTCCAGCCTTTGTTCCGTCAAGATGTTTTTCGCCTGTTGTAGATTTTATATTGCGTGTTGATTCCCTAGACCATTCATCAAATGCTTTTGAATATGCTTTGTAAGCCTTATCGTATTCAGCGCTAGTTTGGAACTCTGTACGGCTTGGCGGAAATGGCTTAGGAATATCTCTCTGCACATTAGGTTGAAATTTTTCCTCAGCGCTATAAATCTTACGAACTAAGGTATCTGTCGTACCAGATTGAAGTCCATAAACTTCTCTATGAGCCAATCCGTTACCGCCTTGAGGGGTACCTGTAGCCCAATTGCCGTGGCTGGACTGGTCATGTTCTTGATGTTTGAGAACTGGAATAAGCCCAGGCGCGAACTTGATTACTTTCATTTAGTGCCTCTGTCTGGAGGCAAGATTACGAAGGTGCAACGGCAATTAGGGTGAACTATGGGCTTCTCCAGCCCGATAGAGAAGGTTCCGAGCCAAGGTACAACTTCTCCATTCAAAGGCGCACAAATGTCGCAAGTGCGCTCATCTGGGGCTGTAATCCACATCTTCATAGTTGCTGGGTCTATGTATCCCGCTTCATCGGCTTGGCGATAGCCTTCCATTCGCCCTTCGTTCTGGGCTATCTGAATCTCTGTGCGAGCAATTGTCTTAGCGCGAGCGCTCTTGAG